ACCCTCACTCGCCATGCCTTTCAAAACTGATCGCAACGTCATTGGCCGTCAGGTCACTACTGCCGTTGAAGAGGTCATCACCGCTGTCCGCGTTGCTTACGACGCCGGTATTGCCAGCGGCAGCATCTATGTGATCCCTGCTGCCTTCACCCGCACCAATCTGGTGGAACTGTTTGCTGGCCTGCCCACTGTGACCGGCACGCAAACCCTGGACATCAGCGGCACCACTGGCAACGCCACCGTCACTGTTGGAGAAAAAGCCGTTGCCACTGGCAAGGGCTGGACTCTGGATACCACCGCCTGATTTATTTTCAGGTGCAACGCCCCACTTCGGTGGGGCTTTTTTATTAAATTGCTTTACTCGTCATGAAAAAGAGCAAGTCTCAGGACAAGTTTGCAAAAGTCATGCGTGAGTTCTACGCCGGAACCCTGAAGTCGTCTTCGGGTAAAAAGGTAACGACTCGTGCGCAGGCCGCCGCTATTGCTGCCAGCGAAAGTGGAATGGCTAAAAAGCCAGCCAAGAAAAAAGGCAAGCCTGCCTACAAGAAAAAGTGATCACTGCTCCGGCTTCTTGCTATTCTTTGATCGTTAGAGGCCGTGCCTCGTGAAGTCGAGCCCAGTGCTCGCATCGCGGTTGTACCGCAAGCTTTTGCTTAGCAGCAGTGCTGCTGGCACTCGTTCATACTTTCACTTGAGGCAAAGACAATGCTCCTCGCTGGCATTCCCTTCATTCCTCAGCTTTTCCTGGAATACCAGCAGGAGGAGCTGCAAAACCGTAACGCTCTGGTCACTTCTGGCCTGATGGTTACCAACTCCGCTATTCAGGCTGAGTTCGCCAAAGGCGGCAAGACGATTGATCTGCCTTTCTTTGGTGATCTCTCCGGCGATTCGGAGATCCTTGACGACACCGTTGGTCTGACCGCCGCCACTCTGGCTGGTGATGTGCAGACCGGTGTTCGCAACATGCGTGGTAAGGCTTGGAAAGCCTCGGACCTGGCTGGTGAACTGGCTGGTTCGGACCCCATGCAGGCCATTGCTCGTCGCACCGGTCAGTACTGGGTGCGTGACATGCAAACTTCCCTGATCAACGTGATCAAGGGTCTGTTTGCAACTGGCGGTCCTCTGACCTCTTCTCACGCTGCTGGCGGCACCTCCACTCAGCTCTCTCAGAGCGTGATGGTTGATGCTATCGCCAAGCTGGGTGATGCAGGTCAGGAGCTGACTGGCGTTCTGATGCACTCCCGTGTGTATTACGCCCTGATGAAGCTGGATCTGATTGTTCCTGCTTCCAGCACCTCTCAGCTCGACACCCGCCTGTCCGCTCAACGTCTTGAGCTGGGTACCTATCTGGGTCGCCCGGTGTTCGTTGATGACACCCTGCCTGTCGATGCTGGCGCTGGCACTGGTGGTGCTGACGTGCTGCACACCTACTTCTTTGGCCCTGGCGCATTTGCTTTTGCAACTGCTCCTGCCAAGTCTCCTCTGGAAACCGACCGCGATTCCCTGAAGGGTATCGACTACCTGATCAACCGGACGCACTATCTGGTGCATCCCAACGGTATCAGCTGGGTTGGTAATGCCGCTGGCAACTCGCCTTCCAATGCCGAGCTTGCTACTGGTTCCAACTGGAGCAAGGTGTTCACCGACAACCGCAACATTCGGATCACGCAGCTGCGCTGCTACATCTGATCGTTGCTGTAGTAACGGCCCCTCTTCGGAGGGGCTTTCAACTATCAAGTAACTGCCATGTCGATTACCACTTTCCGACTTGCTCGTGAGCAAGAAGAGGCAAAGCTGCAAGTAGAGGCTGAGGCCGAAGCTCCTGCCGCTTGTCCTGCACCAGTGCCCGCTGAGGAGCCCAAGAAGGCACCTGTGAGCACTGCCAAGTCCAAGACCACTACTGTCAAGGGCTGAGCCCTAGAGAGGCACGCACATGGCCTTCGTATCGACACTGGGAGCTGCTAATGCCAACTCCTTCCTGAGCGTTGCGAGGGCCACGTCGCTACTTGGTGAATTGCCAGCAAGCGCCGGTATTACAGCTTGGCTTGCGTTGAATAATACGCAAAAAGAGCAGACGCTTGTTGCTGCAACGATGACAATCAACCCCTTGAAGTGGAAGGGGCGAATTCTTGATGAAACGCAATCGTTGTCTTGGCCGCGACTGATCAAAATTGATGGGCGACAGCTTACAACTGAGACCCTTCCCATTGATTTTGAAATTGCAGTTGCTTATATGGCTGCGTTTCTTGGAAGTGGTGGTGGTTATACAGCAGTTGCTGTGAATGATGGCGGCGCAAATCTTCTTGGCACGAATCAATACGAAGAAGTTGAACTTGGCGACGGGGCGCTGCGCGTAAAGTTCAAGCAGGGCGATATGCCGCAGACCGGCGTTGATTACATTCCGCCGTTTGCAATGGATATTTTGTATCGTTACATGATTGATCCCAGCTTCAACCAGCCTTATGTGAGTCGTAGCAGCACCGCAAGGATTGATCCTTACTACGGAAACGCTGCATTTAGACCCAATCGCATTCGCTTTGCTGGTGGGCAGGTGTTCCCTGCTCGTGGCGGGTGGTACAGCAATCCGCTGTGATGAGCCATGGCACTTGTTGACAGCATTTTTTCTTCGATTCCAGGGCCGCTGATTAGTCAGTTTGGAATCAATGCGACTTATGTAAAAGCATCTCAGAATCAAACATACAATCCTGAGACCGGAACTGTGATGGGATACTCCTCGGAGATTCCAATCAAGATTGTCATTTCTGAATTAAAGCCAGAAGAGATGCAGGGGCTTTATCAGCAGACTGATGTAAAAATCATTTTTGCCGCCGATGCTCTGTCTGGGTATTATCCGCAGACGACTGACTCGATTAAATATTTGCAAAATGGCTCTACTCGCACTGCGAAAATTATTGGCATGTTTTCGTACCGTGGCGACAATCCTATAATGCACTCAGTAGTTGCGAGGCTTGGTTGATATGGCCAAATTCAAGGGCGGTGGACTTGAAAAGGGAATAGCAAATGACCTGATGAAACAAATTAACAGGCAGTTGGCTAGAGGTATTCAGAGTGCGGCGATAGAAACAATGAATGGACTGGCAAAAGAAGGACCAGCTTGGAGTGGTGAATTTTCTGCATCCTGGCGCTTCGTTCCAGAAGGGCAGTCGGGTGGTGGTCCTGGTCCATCTGGCGGTGTTTATGAATACAGCAAAAAAGATATTCGCATAACAACCGTTGAAAGGTATATTAATAGTGGCGTAAAAAAATTTCAGTTTATCAATACATCTGAACATGCTAATATTGCTATCGACGGTGAGGCGAGTACCTTTAAGCAAATTGGTGAACCCGTAAAGCCAAATAAGTTCATTGGTTGGAGGCCAACTAATGACAATGGCGATCAGACTTTGCACTTGAGAGGCGATCTCGATAGCGCTGGATTTGGAGATGGGAATCCCGGAACTGCTACTGCGCCATTGGATTGGTATATCAACTACACCCAAGGCGGAGGTCTAACAATTGATCTTCGTCGGGGTTTTTCGGCTGGCTTTGTGGGGAGCTTCTAATGAACTATCAAGCCATTCGCGCCAAAATTGAAGGCCCACTGCTCAGCGCCTTTAATTCGCAAACTCCTCCAATCCCTGTCTATTTCGACAACATCACTTTTGTTCCGCCTGATCCACCAAAAGAATACGTGCGAGTCAACCTAACTTTTGGTGTCACCACCGAGTCCGCGCTTGCTAGGTCTTGGGATTACCCAAGGGGAGCTTTAATTATTCGATGCTTCTCTGAAAAGGGATACGGACCGGCTCGCTGTCAGAAAATGCTAGAAGTTGCGAAGGGTGTTATTGATGAAATAAATTTATCAAAGAAAACATCTTCTGGTGTTTATGTAAGAACGAGTGAAATTAGAGGGCCGTTTTTTCAAACACTTGATGACTATTCTCATTTTATGGGAAGGCTTGATACAGGTTGGCAGGCAAGTGTGAAATGAATTGCTAGCCTGTCTGTAGCTGGGCAGTGCCCACTAAAGCCACTACCCCTGTTTTGTCATGGCAACCGTTCTGTCCGGCATTTCCGGCGCTTTTTACTACAAGCCAGCCGGTACGATTGATGGCTTCATCGAAACTGCCATCAATACCACCACTGATGTGATCTCGATCAGCCCCTCCCTGAACTTCCTTGCGGGCGATCCTGTCAAGTTCCGTATTTATAACCCGACTACAGGCGTAACCGTGACGCCTGATGCGTCCAACGTGATGCCTGCTCTGTCTTCTGGCAGCCTGAGCACCAGCAGCACCTACTACGTCACTTCCTACAACAATGGAACTGGCGCCCTGACTGTTGCTGCTACTCAGGGTGGTGCAAACATCAACTTCTCGGATGACGGCACCCTTGCCTCTCCTAACAAGTTTGAGGTTTACTACGCCGATTTCTCCTCTGTTGCGGAGGTTCGTGACTGGAGCCTTGAGATCTCTCGTACTGAGATCGACGTTACCACCATTGGTAAAGCTCCTGGCCAGTTCGTGCCCTTCCGTACCTTCATCCCTGGCTTTGCTGAAGCCACTGGCTCTGCAACCGTTTACATGACGGATGAGGATGCCTCCACTGCAAACCGGATCATCCAAGACGTGCTGCTGCGTAAGCAGGTTGGCGCTAGCGTCCGTCTTTACGTTGACCAAGTGATCAGCGGTGGCACGGTCAGCAATGCCCTGAGCCGTTCGATCTACATGCAGGTTGCTCTGACCTCTGCTTCTCTCGCCGTTAACCCGGATGATGGCCAGCAGGTGAGCATCAACTTCCGTCCTGTGGATCAGCCGACCTTCGATCTCAGCGCTGTCGCTTGAGCTTGAGTTAAGTCCACGCCCCGCTTCGGCGGGGCTTTTTTTCTTTTAGGAGTTTCGTCATGCCTGATGCTGTTGTTCACGGTACTTTGCCGACTGGCGCCGCAAAAGAGATTGGCGCTACTGATGAAGGACGCCTTGCTGTTGATGCAAGTTTCTCAAGGTCGTCTGTTGATGCTTTTGGAAGACTGCGCATTTCTGCGCCGTTGACCCTGTTTGATTCCAGTCATCGTTTTGCTGATAACGGGCTTTGGAATACTTCAACAGCAACGAGTGGCTCCACTAGCTTCAATGCGAATCATGGTTCTGTTGATCTTGCCGTAACAACAGCTTCTGGTTCCCAGGTGTTGCGCGAGACTAAGCGAGTCTTTGCTTATCAGCCTGGCAAGTCGCTGCTTGTGATGAATAGCTTTGTTTTTGCTACGCCGAAAACAGGGCTTCGCCAGCGCGTTGGCTATTTTGATACCGTCAGCGGCTACTATCTTGAGCTTGGGGCAGATGAAAACAGCCTTTGCTTTGTTCGCCGTACTTCTACTAGTGGTTCTCTTGTAGAAACAAAAATCAGCCGCTTTGGCGGTGTTTACGGCGGAAGTGATACGGGATGGAATGTTGACAAGCTTGATGGCAATGGCGCTTCTCGTATCACGCTTGATGTGGATGCAGCGCAAATTATGTTTACCGACATTGAGTGGCTTGGTGTTGGAACTGTGCGCATGGGTTTTGTAATTAATGGAGAGCCTGTTGTTTGCCATGAGTTTCATCATGCAAACATTTTGAGCACAACGCATATTGGAACTGCTTGCCTGCCGATTCGCTACGAAATTACAAATACTGCAGCTACTACTAGCTCCAGTACGTTCAAGCAAATCTGCTCGACGGTTCTTTCTGAAGGTGGCTATGAGTTGCGCGGCCAGCAAAAAACGATTGGCACTGCAATTAATTCAGTTTATACGCTGACAACTGCTGGGGTAAAATATCCAGTTGTTTCGCTGCGACTAAAGACCACTGAGCTTTCCTCTATCGTCATTCCTACCGCCGCATCTCTTTTGGGGGTTGGCAATGGTCATAACTACAAGTGGGAAGTTATTTTGGGTGGTGCCGTAACTGGTGGCACTTGGGTGAGCGGGGGAGACGACTCCTCTGTTGAGTACAACATCTCTTCGACCTCTTTGACTGGTGGTGACGTGGTTGCCTCTGGCTACTTCTCGTCTTCTAACCAGTCAACCTCAATGGCAAACATTCTGCGCCAAGAGATCTTTGAGCTTCAGCTTGAGAGGAATAGCTTTACCTCTGTTCCGCAGACGTTTACTGTTGCCGTTTCCTGTGACACTGCTTCCAGCAGCATCTATGGAAATGTTGATTGGGAAGAGGTAACGCGCTGATTATTGTCAATTAGATGATAATGCAGTAGGCTTCGGGCTGACCATGTTTCCTTTATGGCAAACGCACCAGCCCAAGCCACTGGTCCTATCAGGGCTATCGACCGTCTTCGTAAAGCAGCAAATTTTGAGCCGATCAAGCAGGAAGTCCTGCTCAGCAATGGCGATGAGTTTGTTTTTTACGTTACGCCGCTGACGGCAGCCGAACGTGAAAAGGCGCAAAAAGATGCAAGGTCTGACAACGCTAGTGACTTTGCAATGCAGCTGCTTGTCTCCAAAGCACTTGATGAGAACGGCGAAAAGCTGTTCCGCCCAGGCGACATTCCTGTGCTGAAGCGCGAGATCCTTGATGAAGATCTGCAAAAACTGATCCTTTGTGCGCTGCGTCCTAATAGCGAGGACGAAGCAGAAGCTGATAGCAAAAGCGATTGAGTCTGAGCTTGAATCGGACGGGAGATTGTTCTTCCAGCTATCTCTCGCCGAAGTTCTTCATTGCACTTTGTCTGAACTAAAAACTAAAGTCACAGACGAAGAAATGCTTTTGTGGTCTGCCTACTTTGCAATCAAGAATAGGCGACAAGAGCAAGAGATGGAGAAAATCAAGCGTCAGTCTCGTCGATAGCCGCTCCAATCGGGGCGGCTTTTCTCTTGCTGGCTAGACTGATGAGAAGTCTGGGTCGATCAAAGTGGCTGGAATTGACGCCTCTATTAATTTAGTTGTTAATGGGGGATCAAAGGTTGATCGAATTATTGGCAAGGTTAGCCAGCTGGATGCAGTCGTCCAAAAAATAAGTGGTACACCGCTAGATATTAATGTTAAAAGGGCAACGAGCGATCTTGATAGCTTTGATGCTGAGCTAAAAGCACTCCAAGCCACAATAAAGAATTCGCAGAAGGCGATTGACGGGGCCGGGGATGCAATTGGATCTTATGCAACGCAAATTGCCTCTGCTCAGTCAAAGCTAAATCAACTAAATCCAAATACAAAGGCGTATAATCAGGTACTTGAAAGACAGCAAAAGGCAATCAAAGGACTGGCTCAAGCTCAAAGTGACTTGGTAAAAGCCCAGTCTCAGCTCGAGTCATCTGAATCAAGGCTTGGAACCGCAACTAAAAGTGTAGAACAGGCAAGGGCGGCCAAAAGAGCATCTGAAGCAATTAACACGCTTGCCGATGATTATCTAAGACTTGGCCAGTCTCAAGAGAGAGGTGTTAGCGGCAAAGTTCTTACTCGACAGCTTGGATCGACTATTGCCCAACTTGGCGCTCAAGCAGATGCGCTGAAGCTTGTTGCTAGTAATTCCAGAATTGCCTCAAGCGAATTCAATCGTTTTACTATTGCTTCGCAGGCAGCTGGTCAGCAGATCTTTCAGGCTAGGCAACAGCAATTAAAAGCAACTGCATTTGGTCTCTCATCTGCTGCGCCCAAAGTCAATATTGGGGCTGGCGGTGAAAGCTCAATCGCTGGCGCCAGAAATTTGGTTTCATCGCTAGTCGGCTCTTACGGTCAAATAGTTAAAAGCGAGGCCGCCCTGTCTTCTTATGCAGAGCAGCTCAGAGCAATTCAAACGCTTGTTCCTTATACGAGCAATGAGTTTCGCGCTCTAGAAGAAGTAATTTCTGCTGTTAACGATGAGCTTTCTAGCATTGGGCTAAGAGGGCAAAAGTCTTCAATTCAATCACTTGCTGGTCCTGCAACTGATCTGGGAAGTCTTAGAGCTTTCAAGGAGAGAGAATCATATCAAAAGCGCGTAAGCGACGAGCTTGCGAGGCAGGCTGGAATCGAAGACAGAATCAACAGGGCCAATCTTGGTGAAGCACAAAAGCTTGAACTTCGCAATCGTCTTGAAGAAGCATCCTCTGCACTTGCTGACGACCAGCTTTTAACTGCTCAGCGGATTACTCGTGAAATTGACAGGCAGCGCATGTCAATGGAGCGTGCAAATCGCTCACAAAAAGCGCAAACGCAAGTATTTGGTACTCTTGGAACTGGTTTTTCACCGATTAGCGGCGAGCTGCCTTCAACGGTTACTCCCGGCGGACAGAGGATTCGCAATTTGATTCCCGGTTCTCCTGCCGCAAGGCTTGAGGAGGCCAAGGCAAATCGTGAATCTACCGAAGCTGCAGTTGCGCTCGCAAAGCAAAAACTACAAGCCATTGATCAGGAAGCGGAAGAACTTCGTCGTGGAACGCAAGCTGCAACTGCTTTAGGCCAGCAAAAATTAAAAGCTCTTGAAGAGGAGCGCAGGCGTCTTCAGGATGAAACAAGAGCAGCTGTTTCGCTTGCGCAGCAAAAGATGCGTGAGGAAGAAAAAGCCATTGCAGATGCTTGGAAGATGCGTGGTGGCCCAGCGCTGCCTCCTGGCTTTGGCGTGCGGGGTGGAACGACTAGGGGCGGCGAAACTCTTGGACTTGACACTCCTCGTCGTCTTCGTTACACCCTTGCTTCTGGCGCAATCATTGAGCAGGGACTGATAAATCTTCAGCGCAAGGGAGTTGACGTAACCTCTGAGTTAAATAGCCTTCAGCAAACATTAAATAATGCCAAGAGAGAAGATTATGTAATTACCCAGAATAATTTAGACGCTCTGACTGAGCAAGTTGGGCTTGCTGGAAGGTATGTATCTCTTCAGAAGCAAATACTTGCTGGTCAAGGTGGCTCTGGGCGACGCTCCAGCGAAGCTGGCTCAGGTTTAGAACAAGCAATTGAAAGTCTTAGAAACGCTCGTGCAGCACGCGAAAAATTCCTTGGTGGTGTTTCTCCTGCGCAGGGAATTGACAAGATTGTTCGTGAGTTTAATACAGGCAAGCCTGCTGCTGGCGATGTTGCCCAAAATATCTCTGAAACATTTAACGCAAATCTAAGAAAAGGGGCCTCTCGTGGAGCCGCTGCTGCAAAAACTTTTGCCAGTGCTGCTGCTCAGGCCATTAAAGATGTGTTTGGCATTGCGAGTCCTTCTCGCTTCATGATTGAGATTGTCAGAAATCTTGTTGCCACATATATTGCAGAAATGCAAAAATCCTATCCTAGGATTCAGGCGGCAACGGAAAGAGCTTTTGGTGAAGAAGAGCTGGTAAGAGGTATTAAAACGCTTACTGCGACAAATAAAGGATTTGAGTTTACGAATCGACCTTCAACCGGTTTTCGTCCTTTGAAAAGCCTCCCCTTCAATGGAGGCATTAGCACGCCTGGCGCAACGTCTGAATTCGGCAACATGATGTTGCAATTCAGAAAAGATATAGCAGAGCTTACAACTCAACCAGAGATCTACAGCAACCTTTTAAGGGCTCTGCCTGACTTTGCTATTACAACTGATCTAGCCGGAGCTGCAAGCCGTCGAGCCCTTGCAGCGGAAATCCCTTCATTTATGTCGGCGCAAAGACAGCTTGGCCCTGGTGAGCTTGAAAAAGAAATCACTTCTGCCGCTGCGAAATATTTTCGTACAGTTAGAACTCCAGATCCCTGGGTTGGACTTGTTGGTGACTATAGAGAGTTTATTGATAAAGTTATTGCTGCTACGCAAAAGCTAAATCAGAGTCAGCTAGCACTTCCTGGTTCTCGTATGGCCGGGGCACTGCCTCCTGCATCGCAAAATCTGACTGCTGTTCAGCAACAAAGAATTCAGGAGGCTTATCGCAGATCCGAAGCTAGGGGTTTATCGGTTCTTTCCCAAGATGCGTTCCGTGCGTCTGGTCGCCCTGCTCTCTCTGCTGCGAATTTTGGATTTATGGCAGATCCGGCAAGAATTAGTCGGTTGTCCGGTATTGGCAGGGCTCTTCCACCAACAATTGACGTTGCTAGCTCGGAAGTTGAAAATCAGTCTCGTTCACTTCGCCAGTCTGTTTCCGATCTCTTTGATCGCATCTCTTCCGCTGTCCGCAGTGCATTTGGCGGAGGGATTGGATTTGGCGGTGGAGGTCGTGGTGGGGCAGGTGGTGGAGCAGGTGGTGGAGCAGGTGATTTCGGTCGTCGATTTGAGCAGGCTGTAGCCCAAGGTCCAGAGGCTGTGCTTGGACTCAAGGAACTGGCCAAGCCAGCGACTGCATCTATTAGGGAGCTTGAGGCACTCAGCGCGGTTCTCAAGGAATTTAGGGCAATTCTTGATCCAACATCAGAGGGTTTTGATCGCCTTGAAAGGCAACTTCGTGAAACTGCCGCGAATCTTGATCGTCAGCTTGAGAGTCGTGCTCCTGATGCTGAATTTCTGACTCGCCGTTTTGGCCCTAGGGGTGGTCGCGCAGTTAGCGAAGGCTTGATTGGTGGTGCCTTCCCACTTCTGTTTGGGCAGGGCATTGGGGCCTCTGTTGGCGGCGGCCTTGGCGGTGCTGCTGGCGGCTTTGCTGGTGGTGGGCTTGGCTTTGGTTTGTCCCTGGTTGGTACGGCGCTTGGCACTGCTTTTGATACCCTCAGCCAAGCTGCACAGGATACTGGCCGAGCACTTAAGTATCCAACAGAGAGTTTTGATAAGTTAAAAGAAGCTGGCTTGTTTGCAAGCAGACAGCAAGAGTACTATATTTCCAAGCTAATTGAATCGGGAAGAGTTACACAAGCAGCTGCGCAAATTCAGTCTGAAATTATCAGCAAGGTCGGCGTTCAGGGATACAATGATCTTGTTGATCTTGGCGATTCTGCAAATAACTTAAGCAAAAAGTGGGCCGAGCTGAATTATCAAATGCAGGCTCTAATTGCTGGGCCTGTTGGCGACTTTCTCAATCTTGTTGCTAAAGTTGTTGGCGCAAAAATTGAATCAAATAAGACCGTTGGCCTGGGTGAGCGAATTGCTGGACTGACATCGGATCAAAGAAAAGCTTTTACCGCAGAAGTCGCAAAGCTCTCTGGAGAGAGAGCCGGTATATCTGGAGCTGGGCTAAAAGCGCGAGAAGACATTCTTAATAGAATTGCGCCACAGCAAGCAAAAGCTCCATCTTCTTCTTTAGAGGAACAGGAAAAGGTTCTTCTCAAATCAATTGAAACTGCTGATAAGATTCGTGCCTTGAATCAACAGGGTATAGACGTTCAGCGCACTGCTCAGGATCTTCGCTTGAGCATTGAAGACACTATTTATGATCTACGCAAACGCGCCACTGACCTAGAGCGCGAAGCTGTTGAGTTCCGTCGCTCTGTTGAGGATGAGATTTTCAACAAGCGTCAAGGGCTGGAGCGTCAGTTAATTGAGAATGATCGGCTGCGTCAACAGAACGCAATTGACGCCTTCGATCTTCAGCTGCAAAAAGCAGGTGCCGGTCTTGACCCAATCGCTCAGGGAATCGTTGATGCAGCTAGGGAGTATGTCAAGGTTCGCGCTGAGGGAGAGGCTAATTTACTGCAAAAAGAACGCGAGCTGAAACTGCAGCTTCAGTCAATTGATCAGGAGACAGCAAAGTACAAGCTTAGTGTAGAAGATAGAGTTAGGCAGATGGTTATTCAACGCGAAGAATTCTCGCGTGATGTCGGCAAGGTTAAGTTCCAGCTTGAGCGTTCTATTGGTGATTATGTAATTAAGGTTGAAGAATATCGCTTGGCAATGGCCAGGAGGAGATTTGATCTTGCGGTTGAAGAAGGAAATATTGCAAAAGCCACTGAAATAGCAAGACAGGAAGGGCTCTCCACTCCCGCCACTGGCAAAAATTACGCCAATGTTGGAGGCTTCCAAGGCGGTCGCCAGATGCTACATGGCATCCCCGGCTTCGCTGGATTTGATCGTTCGCACGCCACGGAAACCAATATACATTATCACTTTGCAGGAAAAAATCCCGCAGAGACAAAAGCAGTTGCCGATATGCTCAAGGGCTATGGTTATCAAATTACCGAATTTGGTCAATATGGACAGCGAGTTGGCCGTCATTCCGCTGGTTCTCAGCATTACAGATCGCAAGGCTTTAATGCTTTTGATATTCCGGGTAGCTCGATGGGCGGCCCAATGTCTCAAATTGTGGCCGGACAGAAAAAAGTACATGCTTTAATTGGCGACTTCCTCTATGGACGCAGCCAGCAAGCCAAGGCTGGCGTGCCTACCGCCACTGGAGCATCAAATGCTGCTTCCACTGCTGCGCCTACCGCACCTACCGCTCCATCAATGCCCGCTCTTCCGTCTGCGCCACAGATGGTTGAAGTTAATGACCTGCTTCAAACATATATCAGGCTCCAGAATGATCTGAAGTCTGCGTTGGCAAGCAATAATCAATTGTTAATTGAGAAAAATAGCATAGAACTCGCGGGCGCACGATTCCAGCTTGAGCAAAGGGCTCTTGCTCCGCTTCGTGAATATTCCGAGCAGAATCGACAGCTTCAACTTGAAATAGATAATCGCAGAGTCCGCAATCGTCTTCTTATGGAAGGCGCCAATCCGAAGATTGCGGATGCAGAAGTGCGTGTCTTACAGATTCAGCGCGATCTTGATAGCGTACTTACTGGAATTAACGTTTCTACAAACGAACTCGTAAAACAAGAATTGAAGCGCCTTAAGCTCAATCCAGAGCTTGTCGATGCTGAATTTACATTAACTGAAGCCACTCTCGCCCGCCTTATTGCAACCGAGCAAGACGTTAAGAAACAAGAAGAGCTTCGCAGCGCCCTCCAGAAAGTGCTAGATCTAAAAAATCAGCTTTCAACAACAGCTACTGGCGAAGCTAACACAGCAGCTGGAACCACTCGTGGTATTGCAGCCCAAGAAAGCAGCTTTACGCAGCAATTAGGTCAAGTATTTGCTGATAAAACCGAAGAACTCTCTACTCCGGGAATTGACGCAGCAAGGAGTATAGTTGATACATTTACCACTGGAATTCAAGATTCGTTTAAGGGAATAACGGGTCTCAGCACATTGAGGGAGAGGTTTGATCTTCAGTACGAAGTTGATCAACTCGAGAAACTGCGTTCAAAGACTCAAGAGGGAACCGATGAATACAAGCGTTACACGGATCAAATTAATCAAGCCAAGCTAAAGCTTAATGAGATGTCAAATGTTGGCGTTCAGGTCAAGAACGCTTTATCGCAGATGATGGCTGGCATTGCAGACGCTTTTGCTGAAATGGCAACCAAGATTATTGCTAAGCAAATACTGATGTTTGTTTGGGGTACAGCGCTTAAGGCGCTTGGCATTGCCGCTTCTATTGGAAGCGCTGGCGCTACATCGCTGCCTGGCTCGATGGGACAGGCTACTAATACCGGTCTTGATACGGGGGCAGGGAATATTACAGATATGCTCGGCGGTCTTGCCGCGAAAGGTGCTTATTTCAACGGCGGAATTGCCTCTTTCGGTAGCGGTGGAATGTTTACGAATTCCATTGTCTCCTCGCCGACTCTCTTCAGGTTTGCCGATGGTGGAATTCGCAAGACTGGCCTCATGGGTGAGGCTGGCCCAGAGGCAATCATTCCCCTTAGCCGTGGCGCCGATGGTCGTCTTGGTGTTGACGCAACAGGCTTCTCTGACGCCATCTCTGAAGCCAGGGATGCCCTTGATGAGGCTTCTGATGCAATGGCTCAGGGTGATGGGGCGACAGGGCTAGAGCTGTCTGGTGGCGTATCTGATGGCTATGGCGCTATGGGCCTCAAGTCAGGTGAAGCCCAAGGCAAGATGTCGCGGGCTACTGCAATGGCGGTCTCTGATTCTAGGGGCGCCGTTGAAATGATCAAGCGCATCACTCAGGAGAACGATGCAAAAGCTGCTGCTGCTGCAGCTTCTGCCTCTCCTGAAACACGAGAGCTTTACAAGCTGCTTGCAACTAAAGATAGCAATACGATTCGTGAAATTACAAATAATCAGATTGGCAGCGCTGATGGTACTGATCAATTTGCCGCTGGTTCTCAGCAGCAGCTTGCATACGGTGATGCCATTTCCGCTGCGCGTGGCGTTCTTGCTTCTGAAATCAGTGGCGGCGAGCCGGATCAGATGCAACAGGTGGGCGAGGCTGGTGCGATTACCAACTCTCGTGAGTTCATCGAGAAAATCACAGATCGTATCTCCTCGCCTGATTCTTCCAAGAAAGCCGAGGCTTCTGCTTTTGGCGATTCACGCAATGCAGTTGGCAAGTCTTCTGGTTCTCAGTCGGCTATTTCCACGAAGGAGACGATCTCAGCTCTCATGCAGGCGCGTGATAGCAGGGAGACAAGCAGTGCAATCAGTCAGACACGAGAAGTGCTCAGCTCTGTGTCAAACATGAATAAAGAAAAGAACATGGAGCGCGTCATGGAAAGCAACGTAACTGCGATCACCAAGCCGCTTGATATTAAGTATGAATCTCAGATGATAAACAATGTCGAGTATGTTACTGTTGATCAGTACCAGCGTGGACTTGCCGAAGCTGCGGAGCGTGGACGCGCTCTCACACTCAGCTCACTCAAGAACAGCGTCAAAGCTCGCCGTCAAATAGGTATCTGACATGACGATTGCAATTTGCCACTTTGTCAGATTTAAGACCAGTGCAGGTGCATATGTTTCTGGTTATAACTATCAGAATTTTTACGTTAATGAATTGAGGACGTATCAAAGCGTTTCTTACAATTTTGCGCCGATTGGTGTTACGACGGGCGCTGGCACAAAGGGTGGAGACAGGAGTGATGCTGTGCTTATCGCGCCACCTTACCCACTGTCAATCAATCTTTTCGTTGAAGCTTGTCAGTCGAACTGGTTGTGCGAAATAACGATGGTTTTACTTGATCCACAAACCTACGCAACTGTTCAGCAAATTACACAAGAGACTTGGGTTTGTTCGCGCCCTGAAGTCAATACAGAGCGAGCGACGCTAAGGCTTTCTTCGCCACTTGATGCCGTTGATTCGCATGTGCCAAAAAGGGCATTAAGTACTAAGCTTGTTGGAAATCTCCCCACGACTGGATCAATCACAGTGTCATGACGAATCAGCGCTGGATGAAATATGTTGGACTTCCTTATAGATTGTGCGCCGACCCAGAAAAAACAAATGCAACAGATTGCATCCACCTAGTTTTTCGCGTCATAGAAAGTGGCGGAAAGTACGTTCCAGAGCTTAAGAAAGAATGGTATCTTCATATGGCAAGAAATGAAATGAATATAATTATGGATGACTGGTACAATTTAACAGAGCAGACGTTTGGACCTGAAGACTATGCGATGACACTTCTTTCTAGAACATCTGATTTTGCTATTGCTGTATTCGTTGACAACGGCTTGCTTTCAGTTCGCCCTAATGTTGGAGTTACATGGACTCCAGCGGAAAGCCTTAAGCCCATGAACTATCGCCGCTTCTGCCATGAGTGACTACCCTCTGCTTCCGTCTGATCGTTACATTGCTGACCTGCTTGGGCTGACAGACGAACAGTATCGGTATTACATCGCAGAGGTTAGAAGGCGTGCAGCAGAAGGCCCTCAGCCGAGTGTTGTAGCCATTGGTCCTGACTGGTGGATCTATGCGCTTGTCATTACAACACTGCTTTCGACTGGCTTTTCGATTGCTTCTGCTTTTCTGAAGCCGCGAATGTCGCAGCAGCAGCAACCGCAGCTGCGTCAAGTACAAACTCAGGGCGAAACAACATCAAATATTAGAAAGTATGCACCAAGGCAGGGTTTTGATTCGGTCCAAGACATTGCAACAATTGGCAGCGCAGTTCCACTTGTTTACGCAAAACGTGAGCTGATAGGTGGTGAATATTACGGCGGAATCAGGATCAATGTCCCTTTGATTTGGAGCGAGATTTTAACGCTTGACAAAGGGCAGTTGCTGCGTGCAATGTTCTTAATTGGCGAAGGAGTAAGCACCTATTCGATTGACATTAATAATATTGCAATTGGTAATAACACCCTTGGCTCCTACTTGCTTGGCGGAAACGATGCCGCTCGCTTTACTGTTTACTACAGGCCCAATGGCGGAAGAATTACCACTTCTGACAGAGTTGCGGGCACTTCAAATGATGACGGAGCGCTATCGCCAAGCAATGTTTATGCAGTGCAAAATAGCTCCGGCGCTCTTGCTTCCAATTTCTGTCACTCTCATCGCCCCAACACTCAAACGCAATTTGGCGTTTATTCAATGATTGGCAATGGACTTGGCTACCGAGTCAATCCAAGTCTTCGCCCTGGCGTTAACGCACAGCTGACAGTTGATGTTGAGAGTGGAGGTGGCAAGAAAGGCGGTGGCGGAGACGCAGAAGCGAGAGTCGTTTGCGAGCTTGACTATGTTTCATTGGCTCAGCGCGAAAAATACAAAGCCAAGTTCTCTGGTAGAAGCGGACTGATTAGCGCAGCAGGCAGTCAGTGGTCCTACTATCTTTCTAACACTTCTGACGCCAGCACTGAATTTGTTGCAAGCGCAGAACCTTATTCGTGGGAAGCAAAGAGAACTGTATCGGAAAACCCATTCCCCGGAATAAGTGATACTACTGTCAAAAGTTGGTTAACTGGAAGCAATGTCGTCGTCAATAACAACAACATAAGTGTTACTTGGACTTTTAATAGCTCGTCGGCACAGTCTGCACTTGGTTCGGTTTCGACTGGTACCTATGTAATTAAATATTTTACATGGGCTGAGGCAAATACTGGCAAGCAGGTTTCGGCAAGGCACTCAGTGACCGCCGTTATCTCCGAAACCACATCAGGCACCCCGCCTGTAACCACAAGAAATTACACGTTTAGTCCAATCAGCGTTACAAAAACACGCGACTTCGCGGCTAACTCTTCTCACGAAGAAAGGTGTGGCGATGTTGCTTCTGCTGTGGCTGGTAGGCAAAATTCTTATGATGACGCTCTTCAGATTGGGCAGCTATACAAAATAGGTTCGGCCTTAGCGATATGCACAAATCGCACTCCGACTGATAACAACTTCAACTCCAACGCTGCATTTGAGCCGCCGACCAGTGGCGGCAATCCACTGACTGCTGACTTCAGGATCATCAGGTCTGGCTCAATTGGAAGCACGATTCCACTCGCCAATATTGAGGCGAACGGAGACGAGGATAGTCCCGCCCCAGCTTTCTACACAGCGACAAATCAATCTCATATTTTCAGGGTTGCAATTGCTAACTTTTCAACCCTGCGCGAGTGCCGGATTGTATCTTTCTGCATTCGCAGTGCTCTGGGCATAAGAATTAATGGCTTGTGTAATTTCAAGGACAGCCTTAGTTACACTCAGATCGACAATAAAGCTTGTCTCAGCAAAAAGGGCGACAAGCTTAGCCCTGGCGATACGTTGGTTGTTGATATTTTCAACAGTGGACAAATGAGCAGCTCTGAAGAGCGCTACAGCTTCTTCAGAATTGGCTACAGAGAGTCTGGAACTTCTGGCGAATACACCAAGCTTCCGCAGTGTTTTGGCATTCGCGGAATCACCCAGCAAAGCGTATTTAACAGCATCAAGTTTGTGATGCCATCTACAAAGAGATGGGAGTTCCAGGTTGAGCCGCTCAGCGGTTGGGAGATCAGGTCTGGCGTTGCAACTGGTGATCTTGAATTGGTTGATTCTGGAATGAAGACGACTCGCACTGTCAGCTCTGGTGGAGTCAGTGTCAGCTTCTATGGCAAGCAGCTTATATCTAGCGCCAATCGTGCATCGCAGGGACCGAACGAATTCAGGATCGCATCAGCGCAGAGGGGTGGGCTTGCAGAGATCGGCATTGGATACGCCGATGTTGATTCTTATCTTGACTACTGGGGCAAGCTTGCTGAGTCCTTTGTTTATGAAGAAGTCAAGTCAAGTGCTGATAGCGGCCCAGAGCATGAAATAGTTGCAATTAATGAATACATAGATAACAGCGAGGCGCCGCTTTATGACAATCTTGCAATTCTTGGCCTCAACATGAGGTCTGGAAGTGAGTGGCAGCAGTTTGGACAGTTTTCTGTTTACGTGACTTCCGGCCTCGCCAACACGCATCTTTTCCCCGAGGTTCTCAAGGATCTACTGACAAATACAAGATACGGCAAGGGCGATCAGGTAACAGATCAGCAAATTGATCTGGCAAGTTTTACCGCTGCTAGTAGTTGGTGTCAGACGCATAAGTACTTCTTTGATGGCGCTATTACATCAAATACGAATTTGCGTCAATGGGCAGCAGATGCAGCAGCTGCTCATCTTTTGCTTTTTGGCGAAGCTGGCGGGAAATTCTGGCTGCGCCCCGCATGGCCTGGAACCGTTTCTTCCCCCACCGCCGTTTCAATCAAAGGCATTTTCACAGCAGGGAATATCAAGGAAGGCACTTTTGCGATGGAGTTCATGGAACCGGAGGATCGCAGGCCAATTCAGGTGAGTGTCAGGTACAGAGAGGAGAGGCTGTCCAGTAATTTGGCAAACCCTGGCATGTTTGCAGTTGAAAAAGAGGTGCTGGTCAGGGAAGTATCTCCATACGGATCTGATACCGCCCCAATTGAATCTGTTGATCTGTCTGACTATGTAACAAATAGGCAGCACGCAATTGATGCAGCAAAGTTTATTATCAGGATGAGGAGAATTCCTGAGCACGCAGTCAAGTTTGAAACTACGCACGAAGGTATCGTTGCTGCGATTCAGCCCGGCGATTACATCAGAGTTGCGCTTGACCTGAATTACTATGACGAGCTGCGCAATGGCGTGGTTTTGCAAGATGGCTCTCTCGTTAGCACGCAACCGTTTGCAAACGGAAGCTACACAGTTCTTGCTTGGGATCCGACGAGTCAAAATGTTCCAGCTCAGACTACGCTAACTGTTTCAAATAACGGCAAGACTGCTAGCCCAAGTGGAATTATCTTTACGCTAATAAATTCCGAGACACGATCACGTACTTATCAAATTGAGCGCATTAGCCCAGTTCAAGAGGGCGGGTTTAGCATTGAAGCTGTTCACATGCCTGTCAACTCTTCTGGCATTCTTAAAATGGCAGAGGGCTTCACTGATTCTGCAAACTGGAGCATACAGGGCTAATGGCAGTTACTTTCCCATCGCTAACGCCCACGAGCAGAAGTTTTTCTGCTCCGCAGTGGGCTAGCACAAAAATTGACAGTCAATCTGGTGTTAGCTCTTTTAGGCTTTGGGGAAGTCTGCCAAGAAAAGGCCAACTCACATTGTCATTTGACAATATCTCAGATGACAACGCTGCGTTAATTATGCAAGCGTATAACAGTGCGCAAGGCTCTCTCGTTGACCTGACACTGCCAAGTAGCATTTTTGCTGGCGCATCTACCAATCTAAAAGGATGGCTTGATGCGAGTTCAATGTCGGCGGGGCTTAAGTGGTACTTTGACGACAATCAACCACCGAGCATTGAAAGTGTAGTTAATGGGCGCTCTAGTGTTCGCGTGATTCTTCTCGCCGAGATTAGACTGCAGTAGTAGTGTTGGCTTAACAGCTCATGGCCGTCCTGACCGGCAATAGCGGTGAGATCCGCTTTGGGGGTAGCGCTGTTGGAAAGTGCCGAAACTTTTCAGTTGACATCTCCCGTGACGCCCTAGAAACCACTGTTCTGGGCGGCGTTGATCGCACCTATGTTGAAGGTCTGCGTGGTGCAACTGGTTCGGCGACCGTTCTTTATGATCCCGACGACGTTACGACAAAGAGCTTCCTGAACAGCATTCTGAGCAGCGGCACAAGCAGCATCCAGATGGTTCTGAATACCGCTTCTGGTGGTGCTTCTTTGACCTGCACTGCGATTGTTACTCAGGTCAGCACACCTGTTTCTGTTGGCGAAGTTACCGCCTGCAGCATTAACTTCCAAATCACTGGATCTCTTAGCGGTACCTTCTAATGGCAATCCTAGGCATAGGAGGCCAGCTTAAGTTAAAGAGAGAAGCTCCCGATCCGGTTGAGCTGGATGCCTCCAGCATTAACACAACCAGCAATTCGATCTACTTGGGCTCCAGTTCATTCTGGAGTGGAGATCGAGTTACGCTTACCAGCGCTGTCGGACTTCCTTTTAACATCAATTCGGCGCTCGCTGGGCCTGATTGCCCGGATGGGCACGGGACTTATTTTGGCGGTCAGTGGCTTCTTGGTTCAAACAGAAGTCACATCACAAGTGAATCTTCCGCCTTTTACAAAGTCTCGGATGCCTCTCAGTTTTATGTGAGAGCCGCTGACGTTGGGCAGACAACTACAGCAACTTTCTACGTTTATGTAGATCAACTTGGTCGCGTTAGTTTTTACGCTACGCGAGCGGATGCCCTGCGTGGGGCGACAAACAATCGTGTCTCTATTTTCAAGGTCAACTCAAGTGATCTAGAAATAGCACTAAGTGTCAGTGAGTCTGACTGGAAGATTCAGTCGCTTCTCAGGGAGTGGTCACTGAATCTGACTGCGCCCGAAGTTGACACAACTGGTGTTGGTGAAAAATTCGGCGATGCAGTTAAGAGCATTGTTTCCGGTGGTGGCAGTCTTGATTTTATTGTAGATAGAAACGAGGAAGCTGACTCGCAAGATCCGACTGCCCTTCTCAACCTGCTGCTCATGACAGAGAAGGGATGCAAAGCTGACGCTGAGTTCTGGATGATTCAGAATCGCCCCGCAGAAGGCGGCACCCTGTTGCCGGGTGACCTTTACTATGAAACTCAGCTAA